GCGAGCGTCACCAAGGCGGAAAAGAAATACACCAACAACAAGGCACAGCTGCCCGTCAGCGTCGTCGTCATAGGTTTCCGAAGGCCGACAAACACTAAGAGCCAGAAGGGTGCCACGCCAGCCTTTGCCGGCGGGTCCGTGCTGAAGGGTCCAAATAGGGCCTACCACTCGCACCTTGTGGAGTACGGCACCAGGCCTCGGACGCCAGGCAAGAGCAAGACGGTGGCCAAAAAGCGTGTCGTGCTTGGCGGCAGAATCCAGACGGTCAATCTGCGGATCAAGCAGCAGGCGTCCGGCGGCGTGCTGTCTTCGTTCAAGACGAGAGGGTCGTTCACGGGGCGAGGGCTTTACCCGGTGGACTTTATTGCTCGAGGAACGGTGGCCGGATCTCCGGCCAGGCATCCGCTCAAAAAGGCGTTTGAGTCGTCGCAGTCGCAGATGAAGAGCATTCTAGACATTGAGATGCGGAAGGCCCTGACTAGGGCGGTAAGCGAGTACGAGAGGAAGTACGGCGACTCTGGAGGCATCCTCTGATGTTTCGCTCCCCAGAGGCGGCCCTTTGCCGCGTGCTTGCTGCGTCGCCGTCAGTCGCACGGCTGGCCGGCTTTCGGCAATACCCAAACGGCAGCATCGTGGCCGAACAGATGCCGCTCATCGCCTGGCGTCGCACGGGAGTTGGCAGAACCCAGACGCTCCAGGCCCCTGCCGGAATCCCGCGAGTAACCATTGAGTTTTCGGTATACGCCAGCACGTACGAGGCGGGCCGAGAAGTTGCCGACGCCATGCGGTCGATTCTGGATGGATACGGCGGCGAGGTTCTAGGCTGCACTGTGTCGCAGTGCTCGCTCGAGAACGAGTCTGACGACCTGGTCACGCTTGCTGGAGGCGACCTCCCGCCCGTGTATCAGATCACTCAAACCTACGACGTTTGGTGGCAGGAGTAACCAATGCCCGCAACGCCTCACGATAGTTCGGGAACGACATTCACGTTCAACAGCGTGAACTACACCGTCACGAATATCACGTACACGATCGCGGACAACAACGCTACCGACAACATTGACGTGTCGCACCTCGGCCAGACGACCGGCCAGACCGTTGCGACTCTGAGCCGCCCGCTTAAGGGCTCTGCTGGCGATACCGGCAAGGAAGTCACGATTGACTACTTGGCAAACGCTGGGGCGACTCCGATTGCCCAATCTCAGAGCGGCACGTTGACCATCGCTGGCGGCATCACTCTCACCAGCGTTGCAGCTACGTGCAAGTCGTCAACGATCACGCTTGCCACCAACGATGCCATCAAGGGCTCGGCTTCGTTTCAGGTCGCCTAGTACGTCACGGAGGCCACCGTGGCGACTCACTCATCAGGCATTGCCGTCACATGGGGCGGCGTGCCGTTCGCTGAGGTCACGGACCTGCAATGGTCTTACGGCGGCGGCTCCTCCAAGGGCCGCTCTGTGGCGTGGACTGACGACGCTGGCTCCGTGAGCATTTCTTGCCTCGGCTCGGCCAACATCAGCACTGCCAACTGGGGCGATCGCGACACGCTGACGATCACTGGTGGCGGGATGGACTTGACCTATGTGGCAGTCTTTGAGCAGGTAGCCGCATCTGCCGAACTCAACGGAGTAACGAGATACACGGCAACCTTCAAAATCCTTGATGACGGGTGATTTATGCCGCTGACTCGCGAACAAATCGACAACGCCCCCGACGCCAAGATCATCACGGTTGACGCTCCTGAGCTTGGCGGCGACGGGAAGGTGTGCATCAGGCTGATGAGCGTTGGCGACCGCGACTCCTACGAGCTCAAGGCTTTGGAGTCTGAGAAGCAAGCCATTGTTGATTTCCGCAGCGAGCTTTTAAGCCGCACGCTGTGCGACGAGAAAGGCAACCTGCTCTACCCAGGCAAGGATGGCGTTGAGGCCATCAAGCGTCGTTCAAGCGACGTGATGCACAGGCTGTGGCACGCGGCCCTCAAACACAATGCACTCACTGAAGAGGAGATCAAGAAGCTAGCGGGGGAATAAACGCCCGCCCCACGTTGCAGTTCAAGCTGCGTCTGGCGGGCCACCTCAAAAAAACACTCGCTGAAATCGACGCCATGGACTCGCGTGAGTTCTCCACGTGGATTGCGTGCTCGAGGTGGTTCTTTCCGCTTGATGACACATGGGGCCAGACGGCAATGCTGGCCACGTCGATTCTGGCTCCGTACTCCAAGACGCCGCCCGATCCAGAGAAGTTCATACCCAAGGAAGAACGAGCCCCTAAGCATCCGACGCAGATCGCAGAAACACTGAAGCGGATGGCCGCTGACCTCGGCAAAAAGTGACCTATGGCAACCATCTCTCTCGGTTTCAACCTGTCTGCGTCTGCCGTGCAGATGGCCACTGGCATCAATGCCGGTGTGGTCGAGCTTGAGAAACTGGGGCTGGCTGCCAAGAAGACGCAGCGTGACGTTTCAACGCTCAAGACGATTGAGCTTTCGCGGGCGTTTATCTCAACGATCCAGACTGCCGCTAATGCGTTTTCTGCGTTCATCGGCGGAACAGCCGGTGCCGTTGCCGCAATAGACGACCTGTCGAAACGTACCGGCATTTCCGCCGACGTTATTCAGGGCTACTCGCTTGCGGCCAATCAATCCGGCATCTCGCTGGAGTCGTTCGGGAAAGCCATCCAAAAGCTCACCGTCAATCTTGGTGAAGCACAGACCGGCAACAAGAACGCCGTGAAGTCGTTTGCCGAGCTCGGTCTATCGGTGACCGACTTGGCCAACCTCAACCCAGACCAAGCCTTCAATGCAGTCGTAGTTGCCATCAGTAAGCTGCCCAACCCGGCCCAGCAAGCTGCCGCAGCCGTCAGCCTGTTTGGCAAGAGCGGCGTTGAACTTGTGCCGATTTTCCAAGAGGGCGCAACATACCTTCAGCAGATGACGGCTGAAGCCAAGCGGCTTGGAATCGTCCTGAGCCCACAGCAAACGGCAGGCATTGCAACGCTTGACGACTCGCTGCAAAAGTCCCAGCAGACGATTCAGGCCTTTTCCGCCAGAGTGCTTGCTGAACTCGCGCCGTCGCTGACGGCTGCGGCAGAGAGTGCTTCTACATTCATTGCCAGCATTGACGTACGCCAGGTGGCATCGGCCGTCTCCGCTGCTGTCTCAGACTTGGCAAACGTTTTCGGAGTGCTCGCCAAGACGGCAGCCCCTCTGGCGGGCAACATCTTGCCACTCATCGGCGGGTATCTTGGATTCATCAACCGCCAGGTGCTCGCGTCTGGCATTGCAAACCTGAGCAAGGAGTTTCTTGCGGCCACGGCGTCCGCGTATCGGTTCTCTGGGTCTGCTGGAGTCGCTGCCGTTTCTATTCGCGGCATCCGGGCTGCAATCAGCGGTCTGCTTGCGTCTACTGGAATCGGAATAGTCGCGGTTGTCCTGGGCCTTGCCGCTGGTGCTCTCACCGACTGGGCTATCAGCAGCACAACAGCCGGCCAGGAGGCTACGCTGGCGATGGCCGATCCCACTGATGCAGTGCGACGCCATGCTGCGGAAGTGCGTGCTGCAACAAAGGACGTGCAGCAGTTCGGGTCAGAAACGCGCAACGCACTTAAAGTGCCTACGTTCACTGCTCAGGATCTAGCCCAAGAGGCGATCGACGAAGCCAATGCTGCCATCAAGTCTCTTGCCAAGGAGCTCGGCGGGCTGAACCGTGTTCCGGCAAACCTGCTCGAGCAGTTTCGCGAAATCAAAGGCTTTGCCGAAGGGATCACGACTGACTCGTTGGCGTTCACTGACGCCATCAACTTGGCGAGCCGTGACGCTCAGGCGTTGACAGCCGAGGTGCGACAAATCACAGAAGCTAGGCGTGCCGACGCTGATGCTGCAAAGGCAGTGGCTGATGCGGCCAAGAAGGCCGCAGAGGAGTCCAGGCAGCGCGTGGCAGAGCTGGCAAACGCCGGGCTGAGCGATGCCGAGAAGAGCCGAGTGCAGCTCAACAAGGATCTGCTGGCCATTGTTACGGAGCAACGTGCAGCCGAGGAGGCCTTGGCTTCTGCAAAGCGTGCAGGCGACGCCAAGAGCATTTCCGACGCACGGCAGCGTCTTGGGTTAGCTCAGCAGGCTGCCAAGCAGGCAAAGGAAGAAGACCGGCAACGCCAACTAGACGCACTCGGCATCGACCGGAACCTGCTGAAGCCGGCCCAGACCCTGGCTGAGCAGTTCCAGGCTGTTCGCACAGCGTTTGACAAGAAACTGATTGACGGTGGTGAAGCCAGGCAGGCATTGAACAATCTTGCCCAAGAAGGAATCGCCATTCGCAAAGAGATCGCCGCCGAGTTGTCCAGGCCTGCCGCGTCCGCCCTTGAGGTGAACGACATCCGTAGCAACCAAGGAGCGTCGCAGTTCATGGCGTTGGCAACCGGCCGTGAAGACCCAGCGATAGCCCAGCGTCGCGAGCAGCTGCAGAAACTTGAAGAGATCCGCAAGGGCCTCATCGATGTTGGTGCGAGGCCAGTTGAAATCCTTGGAGGTGCCTAGGCATGGCCGTCATCTCCTACAGGGAAGTCATCCCTCGCACGTTCTCGCACCGCTTTGGCGAAGGCCCAACGGCTGAGAGGAAGTACGTGTGTACGCTTGACGGTGCCACGGCGACGCAGGACATCATCAACGCGGTTGGCATCTTCCATGGTTCTCAGCACCCAGAGTTTGCGTACCTCCTATGCCTCAGCGGGTCTGTCACTGAATCAGACCGCTATCACGCAGAGGTTTCGTTTTCGTACGGGGTAGTCAACCAAGACAGTCAGTCATGGGATCCGAGCCCGCTTGCAAGGGCTGACGTGTGGTCGTTCTCAACGGGCGGCTCGCAGGTGCCTGCACTGATCTACTTTGACGGCTCCACAAAAAAACCGCTGGTAAACGCTGCCGGCGACTATTTTGAGGGGCTCACGGTCAACGAGGCAGAGGTGCGATGCACGATTAGCGGCAATCGCTCTCAGTTCCCTTTGGCTACCGCCGCCGCAGTGACCAACACGGTCAACGCCTCATCGTTTCTCGGCGGAGCGGCACATACGTGGTTCTGTGCTGGAGTCAGCGGCCAGCAGACCGCAGAGGTAGTCAACGGGCTTGAGGTTCGCTATTGGCAGGTGAGCGTTGAGCTCGTGTATCGGCAGAGCGGCCACAATCTTTTGCTTCCCCACGTTGGCTGGCACTACGTGACAGGCAGTGGCAGTACGAAGTTTCGCACGTATGTGCGTGCTGAGGACGGGACCGACATCGCCGCAGCTACACCGCAGCCGCTGAACACTGACGGCTCGCAGAAATACACGGGCGGAACATCTGGCCCGCCAGACATTCTGACGAGACGTGTGTATCCAGAGGCCAACTTCTCGTCCTACTTCGGCAGCCCGCCGTTCTAAGTTATGCCAACCATTCAAGACGTGCGGATTACCTCTGCCACGACTGTACGGGTCATCGTCTCGCTTTGCACAGCGAACACGACGACGCTGGCGATGACGGCCTATCCAGTGTTTTCCGCCTCCACGACGTACGGCACCAACACGTACAAGGCCAACACACCACTTCTTAGGTTGTCGCCATCGACGGCTACCGTTGCCGTGTCAAACCCAAGCGTCTCAACAAACACATCTGCCGGTGCCGCCACGGCAACGCTGACATTTGGCACGTCGTTTGACGGCTCAACGGTCGAATGGCAGAGCGGCGGGTCAGTGCGACGCTATCAGTACATCGTGCACACGTCAGGCCATACGCCTGAAACCGCCTACTCGGCTGCCGTTACCTCGAGCACTGCCGTGCTTGTCAGCGGGCGGATTGACGTTGCCATAGCAGCAACTGTCCCACAGCCAGGCATCAGCGTCTGTAGTGTCGTGGTGAGGTAGTCATGGCACAGAAACCAGACGGCAAGGCTATTCGCACGGAGCGGGTCACGTTCACTAGGCCTGCGGCAGAGCGGATTGCAAAAACAGTACGCACGGTTGAGGCTGGCTCTCGTGCCGGGGCTCCGCTCGTGTTTGGCGGACGCCCGCAGGGGACGCCGCTATCGCTCAGCGTGGCTACGTTCACCGGCTCGTGGCAGAAGGGGGCGTGGAAAACCGTCACGCTACATGGCTCGACAGCCACGGCCAGCGTCTACAACTGGTGCAACTCGTCTGACGGCAGCACGTCTGACACTGCCTCTTCGCAGTTCGTTGTCTTCGGCCGGGCGAACGGCACCAACAGCGTGCTCGAGATCAGCGTGCTCAACACGTCGCAGACGTGCCGCATGTCGATTGCTGGAGTGGATCTGACCGCTTTGCCAGGCTACTCAGCCGGGACGATTCAGCTGCTTGGACACGCCGCAGCCAGCACCAGCGGCACCGCGTGCGCCACGCTGACTTGGTACAGCATCACCACCTGCTCCACGGCCGCATGACCAGCATCGCGTGGAAGAACGGCCCGATTCTTCGCAACGGTGCTATAGGCACCGAGCAGGCGTGCTGCTGTGGAAGTACACCAGAGTGCTGTCCAGTGTCGCTTGAGTACGTGAGCAAGGGCGTCACATTTACAGGCAAGGCACGATTTAACTGCACCAAAGACCTGCAGTCGCCTTATACCTTTGTTTCTCTCATATCGAGAGGCTCGCCGTGCCAGTATTTTATCCAGGTCTCAAACATTTATTCGACACAAAATGTTTCTGGCCAATGCTATTTCACGTGCTTTTATAACTATGAGTACGGCCCGTTGACGATTGCAGGCAGTTGCGGCAACGGCAGTGGGTGTGCTGGGTCTGCTGGATACCCGTCAGACGTTACGCTCACGAGCAGCGATTTTGCACTTACGTCTGAAGACTGCACGTCTAAAGAGAACGCATGCTCAGAGCCATATGAATACTCCTATGAGCCTGAATATTGGTTTCCTGATAGCGTGTCTGTTTACTACAACCCTTTGCCATGATTACCTGCCAGGTGCGTCACTTAATGGCTCGGTGTCGCGAGCGTGGCTACACGTTCGACGACGTGCGTTCGTGCATTGTTAGTCAAGATGGCGACACGATTACCGTTGACGAGACACACCCTGCGTACCCTCGCAGCAAGCCCGGCCTTGGCGACATGGTGAAGGCTGGGCTGTCCGCCATCGGCATCACCGAGGAGCGAGTCAGTGCTGCCATTGGCCGCCCGTGCGGATGCTCGCAGAGGGCCGAGGCCTTAAATGAACTGGGCCGCAAGATCGGCATCGGTTGACGCCCCGGCTACCGTCACCAGGGAAAGGGCGAGCCGTGCCAGACGATCACCACGTCACGATAGACGGCAAGCGGTGGCTGCTCCGCTTCACCGCCCTGAAGGGCGACGCCGCCGGCTGGACGTACTTCGACAACGCCAAGCGGCCCCGCATCTTGATCGATGAGAACCTGCGAGGCGGCACCAAGCTCGAGACGATCCTGCACGAGCTCGCCCACGCGGTGCTCGGGCCGACGATCAGCGAAGAGTCGATAACTGAGCTGGCCCGTGTGCAGCGGCGGGTGCTGCTGATGCTCGGC